AGCGCAGAGGATTTCTAGATATCAAAAATTTTAGGGAAAAATGGTGGTGGTGGTGGTCAGATCCTGTTTTCCCTGACCTTTTTTTGGAATTTTGCAAGAGATTTATCTGTCCGCGAAAGAGCTAGGGAGGGCTATAGACAAGCCAGTCAGGACGATTGAGAACTGGGCAGCGAATAATTATATTCGGCAGAATAGCGAAGGGAAATATGGGCTGATTAGTGCTTTTAAATATCAATTGGCAAGCCTTACAGACAAATTAGAGAGAAATCGCCTACGTTTAGAGGAATTTGAAGCGAGTATTGATGACGTTAAACTACCTGCGGTTCAACGAAAGCTGATTGCTGAGGCGGATAAGGAAGAAGCGATCGCCGCGATCAAACTGCTTGAACTTAAAAAACTGCAAGGGGAGTTGGTTAACGCCGAAGAGTTTGCAGCGGTTTTAAGTGATTCCGTGACGAAAGTTAAAGCAAAGTTTATCAATATGCCCGCCAAGTTAGCCCTGGAATTGTCTGGGTTAAAGCCAGAAGCAATACAGGAAAGGTTAACCCTTGCAATTGATGAGGCTCTTTTGGAATTGGGAAACGGGGATTGAGATCACATTAATCCTTTTAAGATTTGTTTTATATTTGGGGAATGGATGCAGCAACCCTCATAAAGCAGTCATTTAAGCACTTTGCCCCCCCAAAAAGACAAAAGATATCTGAATGGGCGGCGGCTAATTTTGAATTGCCAGAAACTTCCGCCGAGCCTGGAAAGTGGCATGCTCTACGCGCTCCTTATCAGGTGGGGATTCTGGACGCTTTAAGTGAGTCGGGGGTGCAGAAAGTTAGTTTGATGTGTTCGGCGCAGATTGGCAAGACGATCATTTTGTTAATCGTGATCTGCTATTTAATCGATCTTGATCCTTGCTCGATCATGATGACCCAGCCGACGACAGATATGGCGGAGATTTTCAGCAAGGAGAAGTTAGCTAGCGCGATCGCTAATGTAAAACCTGTGACTGCCAAGATTGCCCAAAAGTCACGGGATGCCACTAGCACGATCCTGATGAAAATGTTTGCGGGGGGCTTTCTGCGTTTGGCGGGTGCTAATTCTCCCAGTTCTTTAGCATCGATGAGCATCAGGGCATATTTTGGTGACGAAATAGATAAATACCCACACAGTGCGGGGAAAGAGGGCGACCCTGTTAAGCTGGCTATGCAGCGGACTGAAACCTTTTGGAACTGGTTGGTTTTTTTGGTATCAACACCATCTATTAAAGACAATTCGCGGATTGAGAAGGAGTTTGAACAATCTGATAAGCGTCGCTATTTTATTCCATGTCCTCATTGTGGGCATAAGCAACATTTGATTTGGCAGAGGTTTCAATACGAGGGAAAGGATACAGCTTCTGCTAACCCATTAAACGGCGTTTATTATATCTGCGAGTCCTGTAATACTCCCATTGAGGAGAAGCATAAAGCTGATATGGTTCGCGCGGGGGAATGGCAGGCAACAGCGATCGCGAAAGACCCCAAACACATCGGCTTTCATATCAACAGGTTCTATTCGCCTTGGAAGGGTTGGGTAGATTTGTGCTTGGACTACGAAAGCAGTAAAGATGACCATCAAACGCTACAAGTTTTTTATAACGCCACTTTGGGCTTAACTTTTGAGCGGGTAGCAGGAGAAAAATTAGACTGGCAGCAATTACGCGATCGTGGTTCTCAATCCAGTTATCAACTAGGGACTGTTCCCAATGGCGGCTTGATTTTAACCGCTGGGGTGGATGTGCAGGCGGATCGGCTAGAGGTGGCGATTATTGCCTGGGGGCGCGGCGAAGAATCTTATGTGATTGACTATCACAAAATCTTAGGCGATCCGCTCCAAACTGCCGTCTGGGAGCAATTAGTTCATGTGACTAGTAAAAGCTATCAGAGACAGGATGGGCGGAGCCTAAAGGTTAGAGCGACTTTTGTTGATTCTGGGTATTTGACTCAAGAAGTTTATCACAATGTCCGCAAATATCGATACCTACATTGGTTTGCCATCAAAGGACAGTCGGGGGATAAGCCTTTGCTTGCTGCTCCTACCACGCAAGAGATCAACTATAAGGGAAACAAGATCAAGCAAGGCATCAAGCTTTATAAGGTGGGGGTGGATTCAGCAAAAGAAACACTTTATTCGAGGTCGCAAATCGACACGCCAGGAGCAAAATATCTAAACTTTCCCAATGATTTGGAAAGCAATTGGTATGAGGGCTTTTGTGGTGAGGTGCAGGTAACCAAACATACGAATGGCAGACCTTATATGGTCTGGCAAAAGCTAGCAGGAGTTCGTAACGAACCACTGGATACTTTTGTCTACGCTTTAGCAGCGGCTCATTTGGCTGGGTTGACTCGGATTAATTGGGATAAAATTGAGTCGGAATTAGAAGATCAAATATCGGAAATTGTGATTGACAAAGACAAAAGAGATCAATCTGTTGACATCAAAGTAAAGGATCTCCTTTGCAGCCCAAAAGGTCGGAGTCGGAAAGCTCGTTCAAGGGCGGCGGCAAATTTCACACCTGATATTTATTAGAGTGCGCCAGCCGTGTTATCAACTAATCTTTCCCAAAAAGTTATTGGTCTTGCAACATAGATGTCATCTCCCAACTCCAGCAAGTCATTTTCTTTGTTAACTTTTATCACATTATAAAAAATTGTGAATTTCTCATTAACTTTTTCGTAAAGATATTTTTTCAAAATGACTCATCCCTGGAATATACCATCACAAATTACTCAAGGCGATCGCGTTACTTGGAAAGAAGAATTAATCCCTTACGATAACCTTGCAGATATTTTACATTGTTATTTGCGTGGGACTGGGCTGGCAATGGATTTGATAGGAGTTCCAGATGGACTGGGCTGGCGGTTTACTATCTTAGAGGCTGATTCCGTCACTTTAGCAGTCGGGCAATGGCACGCTCAGTTTGTAATAGTTACTCCAGATTCAGGGAGGCAGACTATAGGACGCGCTGATTTTATGGTGTGTCCTGGATTTAATAATTTGACAGAATATGACGGGCGTTCTGACGATCAAAAAGAATTAGATGCTTTAACGATCGCGATCGCTCGTTTGGCATCTGGGGCCGTGGCGGAATATCGCATCGGCGATCGCATGATGCGCTATCAGGATTTGGAACAGTTAACCAAGCGCCAAGCCTATTTAAGGAACAGAATAGCCAGGGCTAAAAACCCTGGAAATGTTGGGGGAAAAAACGTTGGGATAAGGTTTTCTGGGCATTGAGAGGGAAAAGTAATGAGTAATTACTTATTACTTAAATCATGGGCTTTTTTAAATTTATTCGCGAGGTTTTGCAGACTCCTCCTAGACCCATAGCGAAAGCTCGCTCTTACTCAGGAGCAAAAAGAGGTAGGCTCTACGGTGATTGGCTTGCGGGTAACGCCTCGGCAAATAGCGAAATTTGGTCAAGTTTAAGCACGCTTCGTAATCGCTCACGGGATTTATGCCGTAATAATGATTACGCGCGGGGGGTAATTCAAAAGCTGGTGGACAATGTGATTTACTTGGGGATAGGCTTTCAGGCTCAAGTAAAGCAGCTAAAAGATAATAACAAAAATGATGATCGCGCCAACGAATTGATTGAAGCTGCCTGGAAAGTCTGGGCTGAAGAACCTTTATCCTGTCATACTGCGGGGAAGCTAAATTTTACCGAGATTCAGCAGCTAGTTTTTAAGTCCTGGCTGGAATCTGGCGAGGTATTTATTCGCAAGGTGAAGCAAAGTTTTGCTGATTCTCCTGTGCCTTTTGCCTTGGAGATTATCGAGGCGGATCAATGCCCTGAATATCATAACGGCACCCATAACGGCAATCAAATCCTGATGGGGATTGAGATTGACAAGTGGAAGCGCCCTGTTGCCTATTGGTTTTATGGTGATCATCCTGGGGAGCTTTTTAACCTTAAAGGTCGCAAGTTAGAGCGCATACCAGCCGAAGAAATCATCCACCTGCACTTTAGCGATCGCCCTAACCAGTTGCGGGGTGTGCCGCTGCTCCACAGTACTTTGCTGCGGATGAAAAATACGGGGGATTACGAAGAATATGAACAGATCGCAGCCAAGGCCGCTGCTTCGATCATGGGGTTAATTACTACCCCTGATGGTGATTTGTTGGGGGAACCTACCCAAGGGGATGATGACAGTTTGCCAGCGGATGAGGAGATGCGGGCGGGGATATTACGTTATCTTGCCCCTGGAGAGCATTTAGAAGTACTAGACCCCAAGCGCCCTAACCCAAATGTGACCCAGTTTATCGAGTGCCAGTTAAGAGCTTCTGGGGCGGGAATTGGCGCTAGCTACGAGCATATATCAGGGGATTACAGCAAGACGAATTACTCTGCTAGTCGTCTCTCGCTGTTAAATTCCCGCGATCGCTTTAAGGTTTTGCAGGTGGCTTTTGCCAGCAAGTTTAACCGTGCTGTGTATTTTGGCTGGTTGGATATGGCAGTTATGGGGGGCGTTTTGAACTTTGCAGATTATGAACTGCGTCCCCATCGTTACCAATGTGTAAAGTGGCAGTTTAGAGGCTGGACATGGGTTGACCCCTATAAGGAGGTACAGGCGACTTTAGCGGCTTTAACTGGCGGGCTAACTACCTTGACTAAGGTAGCCGCAGAGCAAGGAGAAGATTTTCACGAAACCGTCAAAACTATTGCCAGGGAGAGGGAATTGCTTAAGCAGTATCAGCTTGAAGATGTGCTTGGGAATTATCAGGTTAATAATTCAAAAAACGATCATCTATGAAAGATTTATTAATCAAATCCCAGGGTGATGCCTTTGAAATAGGTAATCGCCAAATTCCCAAAACTAATTATCGAGAATTGACTTTAGAGAATCGGGCTGTGGTTAGTGACGAGCGGACGATTGATTTATCTGTTAGTTCTGACCAACCTTATAAGCGCTGGTGGTATTACGAGATTTTAGACCACAGCGAAGAGTCTGTTGATTTATCGCGGATGAATGACGGGGCGATGAGCCTTTACAATCATAATCGCGACCAATATCTGGGAGTTGTCGAAAGAGCTTGGCTAGAAGATGGCAAGCTTTACAACAGTATTCGCTTTGACGATCACGAGTTAGCGGAAAAAATCGTCAAAAGTATCAATAACGGGATCGTCAAAAATGTCTCTATTGGCTATCGAGTCGAAGAGATTGTTTTGGTTAAAAAGTCAGATGATGATCTCGATACTTATAAGGCGACGCGCTGGACACCGTTTGAATCGAGTTTTGTTACTGTCCCCGCTGATGCGACCGTGGGAGTCGGACGGCAATATTTTGCTCTAACTAAAGACAAAGAACCAAACTGGGAAGAATTAGAACAAAGAATCGCTAAAAAAATTTATCAAAACTTTTCCCAGGAGTTAGAAATGGCGCAAGAAGTCCAAGGGACATTAATAGAAACAATAAATGAAACCGATATCAGGCAGCAAGAGCGCGATCGCATCACTGCGATTAACGCTGCTGGGGCAAAATATGGCTGTGTGGAGATTGCCCAAAAAGCTATTGATACTGGCTTATCTTTAGAGCAAGCTCGAAATTTATTTGCTGATCAAGTTTTGAGCAAATCAAACGAGCCAGTTGCTCAACCCTTGCAACCTCTAGGTTTTAGCCAAAAAGAGAAGGAATCTTATAGCGTCAGAAAAGCAATTCTCTTCAAGATGGGGCAGATTTCTGAAAAAGAGGCGGGTCTGGAATTTGAAGCCAGTAGAGCGATCGCCGAAAAGTTAGGTAAGCCCCCAGAAGGGATTTATATTCCGACTCGTGATTTAGCTTGGAGCAACACCAGAGCAACTTATGCCACTGGTGCCGCTGGAACTGGTGGATCAACAGTGGAGACTGATTTGCTCTCAGAAAACTTTATTGAAGCTTTGCGATCGCAGCTTGTGATGCGGAAGCT